CTAGCAATACCTGCACCTGCTGACGTTGTGATCTGAGTGTAGGAAGAACCATCGTTGGTTAATTCCCAGTAGTCAGCAGTTTCATTCCAACGCAATTCTACATTTGTTTCACTGCCACGATCTACTTCTATACCACTTGTTCCTGCTGTTACTCCTGCCCCAGACTCGCCATTGTTTAACGTAATAGTATTATCTGAAATTTCAGTGTTAGTTGTTTCTACGGATGTTGTTGTACCTGTAACAGTTAAGTTACCGTTAACCGTAACTGTATGCGTAGTAAGAATAACATTATCAGTACTTGCATCTACTGAACTTATATTGTAATCACCGGAAACACGTTTAGTTGTAGCCATTCTTTTTTACCTATTTCAATGTATTTAGCACGGTTTTAAATTCATTTGTAAACAAGTGTTGCAAGTTTGTTAACGGTTTAAGCTCAGGTGGTTCGTATCCATCTTTAGCAATCACCCTAATAAAACGTTTATCTTTAAACTCATTAACTGTTTGGTGTATTTGTTTTAACCAGTTTCCGTAAAAAGTTGGTTTCTCCGTCGAGGTCTTGTAATGACTGGTATCTGCATAAACATTATTAAACTTTTGATGTTCATTTAATCCTGCTAAATCAAACCCAATCATATACAAATAACTGTGATTAGCACGACAAGCATAACTTAGTGCCACTTGACCACTCGACCAACCGTAATTATATTCTATTGGTTTTGCACCTAGTCCGTCAATAGGTCTACGTGTATAAAACCTATTCGTTTTTGCATAACCAGACTCTTGTATTTCTTTTGCTATGCCACCATCTGTTGCTATTAATACATCTGGTGTAAAGTCTCTGTACAAGGCATTACAGCCGTAAATCATACCTCGACCTCTTAGACTTTCTAAGTCTATGTCTAATCTACTACGTCCGTTTCCGATAATAAATGCTATTGGTGTCATAAAAAAAAGGCTACAATGTAATTATCACTGTAGCCTTTAGTAGTTAAAAAAGTATTAACTATTATGCTAATGGAATGCTTACTGAAACTCCAGCAACTTCGCTTCCGCTTGCTACCCATAATGCACGTTGTCCTGTTGTGAACTCTGTGCCATCAACAGGAGTTAGTGTAACATAACGTGATGAAATTTTACTTACGTTGTATGTGTCACCATCTGAATCTGTTGCTGTTAATTGACATTGCCCTGCGGCTAAACTTCCACTTGCAACTGCTGTTAGAATTAAATCTTCTGTGCCGTCACTTGTGGTGATGTTGAATGTCTTGCTACCTTTTTGTGAATTTGCAGGTCCTGTATTTGCTGAACCACCTGTTACAAAACCAGTAAACTGAATTTGTGTTGATCCAGATAGTGCTGTATCACCAATAGTACCTGTTGTGTTTGCGGCTGGCACTTTAAGATTGCCATCCACTGTTCTTGCTGTTTTAATAGGTCTTCCCATTTGTTTTCTCCTTTGTTAGAAGTCCAATGCGAGTTCTAGTCGCTACGCTGTTGGGACAGCATAAGTCAGTTTTACCTAACTACTGAACAGTAGTATTTATAGAAATGTCAGCCACAAAAAAGGGGCGTTTCAGCCCCTTGAAGTTCACTTATCTGTTTCGTGTATTGCACGTAACAATAAGATTTTAAGCATTTGAGACTTGTGATAGTCTTTCTGTGCTTGCTCTCTACAATAGCGAGTCCACATTGTCATGTTAACACCCTCCTTTTTACAGTTAGGTGCGTTCCTTCGGTAACCATTACCTACTTCCGTCTCTTTCGAGATGAACGATGATAATGCGTTCCTTCGACTAATTATGAAGTCTACTTCCGGCCTTACGGCTGAACGTATATATATTTATACACGAAACGTGTAACTAAGTCAAGTTATAATGACAGAAAAGGTGTTGAATCGTAATTAAGCAAGTCGTTAGTCTCTTTAAGAGACTCTGCAGTAAAGCATCCAATCTCCCTAGTTTCAACCAAACGTGAGCCTATGTGCCTGCGCACATCTTCGTATATTTCAGGAAGAAGATCTCTGTTGCCAATTATGCGTTGACATGCACCTAGGTTGTAGAACTCTGGGCCATGTTGATGATAACCTGTTGATTCAGTTCCGTCTGCGGTTAGCACTGTGACTAATATTGCCATTAAGATAGTTTCCATTATAATACTTATGCACCAACAAAGAAACACAAGCCAACAAAAAAGGAGCTTATGGCTCCTTTTCTGTTTTTTCCTATGTTTAAAACTAGGAAGTTTTTGTAGCTATTACTGGAATGAAAGATTTGAAACTGCACTATTACTGGAATGAAAGATTTGAAACTGCAATCTCACCCAAGTAATCTGCCGCGTTACCGAACGATGAAGCTGTGTTTGTAAGCTCAACGTAACCATAACGTGTCATAAAGCCAACTACTGGCTCAAGTGTTGATGGATCCAACACAACACCACTGCTCATTAATGGAACATATGGGCAATAGAATGCGGCTGCATCTGCTTCGCTTGAACCTTTGTAACCAACTAGAACTGCTTGTGTATCACTAGCATAGCTGTCTACATAAACTTTCATTGCACCATTCAATGTACCAACAAACTTAGTGTTTGTAGGTGCTTCAAATGTGCCTTCAGTTGTACGTGCAAAAGCACTTGTTGTTGCGCTCTGGAGAACTGTTAAAGCGGCTGGTGAAACAACTGCCCAGTTACCTGCGCCACGACGTGTGCGTGATGCAATCAAGTTAGCTGTTCTGTTGATAAGAACTGCCAATGCGGCATGCTCATCACCAACGTAAGTAGCTGTACCAGATACTGCTGCCTGGTTATATGTGAACTCAGTACCAGCAAGACTACGAAGTGAACCAAGAACTTCTTGATCAATTTCAACTGTAATCTCTTGTGCAAGAGCTGCCATAACTTCTGCTTCAATATCCAAGCCGTGCATTGCTTGCGCATCTTGAGCGGCTTCAAATGTCCAACGTGCTGATAGCTTACGTGTCTTAGCTTCAACAACTTGCTTTAAGATCTGGACGTTGATCTTGTTACCTGGGTTACCTTCAAGTGTACTTGTTGAATCAGCACGACCAGTAGCAGAACTACCTGAATATACTGTAGCAATCTTGAATGGTGAAAGTGCTTCGTCACCAGCAGTAACGTTTGTATCAAATGGTGCAGCCGCTGTTGATGTAACTGAATCAGCATAGCGTACACGTAGTGTGTGAATCTGTGCAACTGGACCTGTCATAGGCTGAACACCAACGATTTCGTTAGCAATAACGGTTGGCATTACTCGTCTAATGACTGGTAAAATTACACGGTTTAATGTAGCAACGTTACCAGCGGCTGTTGAACCAGCGGTAGCGGTCTCCATCAAACTCTTGCGTGTGTTCTCTAGAACAACACCCATTGTACTGCGCTTGGCGCCGTTTAAACCTTCTAACAGGGCATCTTTTGTTTCGCCCCAACGGCTTTCTAATAGTGCTTGTGTCATTTCTTTTCCTTTTCCTTTTAGGGTTATCTAAGCCCTGCTAAACGCTTGATCTCAACAACATTACTGTCATCTTCGGTCTTGGCGTTGGTTTGTTTAGCAGATTTATCACCAGTAACTTCAACGCGGCTTTCGGTTAACACTGCTTTCGCTTCGCTAACTGTCTTACCATTTGCGTTTAAAACTGCCGGTAGATACTTGTCATATGCATTCTGCAACTTAGCAGTCTGCACACTTTCGAGAAGTTCGCTCATCACTGCGGCTTTCTCTTTGTTGAGTGTTTTCAACAGGTTAGCAAGTTTATCCTTGCGTTCTGCTGATTCTTTAATCATTTTGATTTCTTTATCTTTTGACTCAGCAATCGTTGCTTTTTCTTCTGCTTGTGATTTAGCTTCTGCTAGAGCTTCCTCTTTAGCGGCAACAACAGCCTGTAACTTCTTGATTTCTTTGTTCTCATTTAAGTGAGTAACGGCGAATTCTGAAGCAAAGGCTTCAAAGATTTGACGACCAAACATGTTTTCACGTGCTTGATGGATGTCTTCTTTGAGTTGAGTCATTTCTGACTCTAGGTTTTTAGCAACTGACTCTTTAACAAGTGCTGAACTACGTGCTACAAAGTTCTGCTGTAATTCTGCTAATTTGTCTTTTGCTCCTGCAATCAAGCGGACTTTTGTTTCTACTACTGCCTGCTTGTCTTGCTCAAACTCTTGAATCTCTTCTGCAAGTTGCTTGATAACAAACTGTTCGAGTTTAGATACACTATTCTCGTACTGCTTGCGATCTGTTCTAAGTTCTTTGATTTCTTCTGCTAATTTTGTTACCATGAAATCATTAAACTTAGTACTGCTTTCGTTCATGTGTGTTTTAAACTTCACACGATCTTCAGCAAGTGCTTGCTTTTCTGAAGCAAATTCTTCAAGTTCTGACTGGAGACTTTCAGTTACCATTTTGTCTAGAGCTTCAACCATTACTTGTTTGTCATGTTGATAGCGATTTGCAAATTCTTCACGAAGTTCTGCACGAGCAGTTTCTTTGGCTTCAGAAAGTTTTGCTTCCCATGCCTCAGTAATTGCTTCTTGCGTATCTTCGTTAATGATACCGCTATCTATCAATGGCTTGATAGCATCTAACATCTAGTTCTCCTATTTTAACTTAAGGTCCTTGATTAAGCGTAAAACGCCTTCTTTCAGGTACTTTTGTACTCTTTGATCTTGAGTAGCTTCTTTCGCTACTTCAAATACGTTGTGTCCACCACGCATGTTCATTAACCCCTCATAAATTGGGGTTGGATAAGCATGTGGAGCACTTGGTTGTGCGACAACGTCAACAGTAATAATTTCAAAATTGTTAACGTGTCCCGAACTCTCATTAACTTCACCGCTACCACGTGAACTAACACCCAACTTAACACCGCTAGTAATCATAGATTCTACTAGTTTTCCCATTGGTGTTGGAAGGATTTTAAGTTTACCGTGGCCGCATGGTCCGTCCATCCACATACTTTCAATCATATGTGATACACGATCCAAGTTAATTTTTAAATCATCTGGGTGATCTACTTCGCCTAGGACGCTGTGTCCTTCTTTGATTTGTTCATTGATACTTGAAACGGCTTTTTCAATTTCGTGAATGGGATAAACACGAGCGTTAGCGTTTTTGACGCCTCCCTCAATGAATATCCCTTTCATATATAGATCCTTACCTTGACCGGTGTTGCTGTCTTCTGTGATGACCTCAATCTTGGCCCGATCAAATGTAAGATTCTCTTTTAGGTACAAAGCCATATTATTGTCCTAGTTTACTTGTCACCTTCGACAGCCTTGGTATTAACGCCTGCCTCTTCAGTGTTTTTAGCAACCTCACCTGTTGCGCTGGTAAGATCTGCTTTTGCGCCTGGAACATTTTGATACTTGCCAGCGTGTGGCATACTATCTACTTTGCCTTCTGCTGGTGCTTTAGCGCCATCTGGATTACTGTCGCCGCCTGCATCAAAGTTTACTGCTGTTCCGCCCATGTCGTTTTCGCCTGCAACTGGTGATACTGCTTTGTTATCTTCACCTGCTGGCATTGCAACTTTTTCAACGTACTCACGCATAAGATCAGTTGCTGACTTAGTGTATTTTGCTTTTGGCTTTGTTGACTCTGCTACTTCTTCAGCATCTTCAACTACTTCTTCAGCATCTTCGGAAACTTCTTCTTCCTCTTCTACTGCTTCTTCTTCTTTCTTATCGCCTTCGTACATTTCTAACTCTTCAGCGTCTGTTTCCATTTCATCAGCATCGGCTTCCATGTCTGCATCCATTCCTGGAGTTTCCATTTCGTCTGACATTAATGCATCGAATTCTGCTTTGAGCTCGTCTAGTTCTTTCTCAAGATCCATAACTTTGTCTTCTAAGGCTTCGTCGCCTCCAACATCAGCATGATGGTCTTCTTCGTCGTCACCGCCCATCATTTCCTCTTCAGCGTCCATCTCTTCATCTTCGCCTTCAGGAATGCCGTCGGTTTCGTCGGCTTGTATTTCGTCTACCAAATCTTCGACTTCGTTTCCACCAATTGTTTCGTCAACGGTTTCTTCGTCCATCAAAGACTCATAAATGTCTCGTGATTTTTCAACAACGATGTCATGAAATAAAGCCTTGGCTTTGTCTTCATCTTCGTTGATGATGTATTCTATAAGCTGTTCATATTTGTTCATAGTGACTCCTTAATTTAATATGGCTTGTAAGTTATTTAACAAATATAGGTATATTATAAGTTAAATGGGTGTTTTTTGAAGGTTTTTGTGTACTATACGCCTAATCCAGCGGCTTCCACGGGTGATTTGTACTGAGTTGCTACTTTTTCTAGTTTTCTTTCGTGCTCAACTTTGCGCACATCATTACTTAAACGTAGTCTATTCAAGTCACCAAGAGTAAGGCGTGAACCTTTGCGCATGTCACCCAACTTGATGGTTGAGTTATCGTCGCCTGGAGAATAATGCCCTTGTTCTGGTTTCTGATATAGCTCTGCTAAAAACATAGTAGTATTTACCCAAAAAAAAAATTATTGCGTTAGTGTTCCAGCTTCGCCTGCGGCATCTGCGGCATTTGGACCTGGTCCAGGTGCTTCTGTACTAGCGGCACCTGGAATGCCACCTCCAGCGGCACCTTCGGCTCCGGGCGGAACTTCGCCGGCAACTTCCACATTGTCTAGATCTCCAGCAATGGTTCCTGGACTAATACCTACGTTACGCAGTGATGCATCATCAGGTGTGGCCATTTCTGTATCGCCTTGTTCTTCTGACCACATTACTTCGTTTTCGCTCATTTCTTGTTCGGTCATGCCCAAGTAACGTTTCATTAGGAAACGCTTGCTCATGTAAGGATATGCTTCTAACTGTGCAAAGTTTTGCGGCTCTTCTAATCTAAGATCAAACAGCTGACTATCAATATTAATACCACGCCAACGCATGAATGTTTTAAATTCGTCATCAAGTTTGCCCACAATCATGTTCTGCAGACGTTTACAATATTGATTAAATCGCCATTCCTGTATAAGTGCTGTGCCTACTCGCCCATCTGTATAACTTTGTGTACCGTCATCTAGACCTGTTGGCAAGTAACTGCTAGGAATACGCAGTCCACGGAACAGTTTGTTTGTGAAGAAACGCAAGTCTGTGATTTCGCCTAGGTTCTGTCCGCCTGGGAAAACATCAATACTGCTACCACGTCCTTCTGCTGTTTGTGGGAAGAAGTAATCTTCCATCATTGATAACGGATTATATGTTGCATCCATCATGTTGGCGCCGCCACCTGTTTGTGTTGGGATACGTCGCTGATGTATTTCGTTTTTAACACGTTCTACATAGGCCATTGCCATGTGTGTTGGCATGTTGCCCACGTCAATTTTGAATACTCTACGCTCCGGTGCTCGCTGTATTCTGTATATAAGAATAGCATCCTCAAGCAGTTCTTTTTGCTTGTAAACCTTAAAAACGTTTTCCAAAACACTGTTACCAAAAGGCCAATATGCATCCAACCCTTCTGTTAAACTAAGGTGTAAAACGTGTTGTGCATCAATAGCAGTTTCGTTTTGTGCATGACTGAATCTGCTACCTCCTGAATACGGAGTGTTTGGCTGTGTGTAAGCACCACTAGCTCCACCTATCTGCGGATGATTCATGTATGTGTCTGTTGCGGCTACTGCTGTAACTGTGAGATTTTCAAAGTTAGGGTTGATGTCTTTGATCAAATACTGCTCTGGCTTTTTGCCTTCTGCTTCGTTAACAATAACCTTGGTAACTTTGCCCATTTCTACCCACATCAACTTGAAGTTTTCTGGGTCACGCACAAATACCTGATCACCGTATTTGATGGTGTTGCGTATGATTTTGAATGTGCGTTTGTTTAATTCATTTAATGCAACCCACTGCTGTAGTTGCTCTTTGATGATTTTTACTTCGTTGTCTGTGGGAGTTTCTTTGAAGTGTATGTCAAAGTTTGTGCCGTTGGACTCGTTCCTTTGAGTCATAAACTCAGCAAGGATGTCCAGTGCGGCGTTGATTTCTGAATCCATATCCATTTGCTCGTACTGATTATAACGTTCAGTACGGTTTGGATGTCCAATGTATACCTCAGGCAAGTTGCTTTCAAAGTTGCGATAGTCAGGGTTTGCACCACTGCTACGGCCACTGCCTATAGGACTTACGTTGCTAGGTATATTGCTACTTTTAAAATATTTTCGCCAGGTCATTTAGGATTCCGTGATTGTTATGTATTTATTGCTTTATACATTAACCATTATTTTCAGTACGCTACTAGTTGTTCCAACTTAGATACTTTCTTGTCTGATCAGTCTGATTACCGGTGTTTGTAGCAATCACTTCTAGTATTTCTCTGTTTCTTGTTTCGCTATCTTTTAATGCAGTTGTTAGCTCGTCTACTTTATTGATTAGTGCTTGCGCTGAGTCGTTTGACTGGGTACTTGACTCTGTTAATTTTTCAACAATAGGTTCAACAATTGCTTGATTAGGATTATCAGTTGCACCATCATTGTTATTCTGTTCTGTTAGTTTAGTAGTGTCAACTAGCCGCGCATTTATTTGCTCAGCACCTCGGGCATTCATATCTGTGATTGTTCCTGTGCCTGATGTTACAGGTGCACTGTACTTGATAGTTTGCCCTGGTGGAGAGTTGGGCTCACCTTGTTGGGAATAACCACCCCGATTTTGTTCTTTGTAGTTGGCTTCTAGGTCAACCCCTGGAATCAAGTCTAGCATAAATGTTGTCATGCCAAACATAGCATTGTTAACCATGTTGAGAGTTTTACTGTACGTTGGCAAAAAATCAGTGACCAGGCTTTCCATTTGAACAGCAAACGCCTGACTGTTTGCTATTATAGCGTTTGTTGTGGTTGTGAGTTCGTCTGTTGATGCTCTGGCTCTTTCGGCAGCGCCTGCGGCTGCGTCAACAGTTTTTTCATCATACAGTGTTCCTGTTATGATGCCGTTGATCATACCAGCGACTTCACTAATCACTCCGCCGATACCTGCAGTTGCCGCTTGGTTAATAGCAACCTGTCCACTTCTGGACATATCACGCTGTTCTTGTGATATTCTAGCATTTATTTTTGCTTGTGCTTCCTGCGATTCACCCAAGGTCATGCTACTGTTGCGCACAATCTGTTCTGCTTCAGCTAATCCTTCTCGAGCCGCTTGGTTTTGGCTGAGGAATATGTTAGATGCCGCATCAACCACTGTGCCCAGACTCATTTGTTCCATAAAGGCTTTTTGCAGTTCAGCTGGCATTGTTCTCATTACACCTTGGAATCTCTGCGCAGACTCTGGATCAAGTTGTGCCATTATATCTGCCTGCATGCTGGCAACTCTAGCTCGCTCAGCCGCGGCTTTGGCATCTTCTTTGGTTAAGGTTCTCAGTACTGTTAAATCTTCAGCATACTGTGCAGTACCCAATGCTAGTTCTTTTTGAGTCATGGTTCGCATTCGATCCTGGGTCATGCCTGCTCGTTGACTGCTCATGTACTCAGCAGTAAGTGCAATTTGATCTTCAAAGCCAAACCCCAAGTTAAGCATCTGCGTAGTTAGACTTTGTCCATTTTCATTAAAATTTGACGAGAACTCGTGTGCAACGTCAGAAATTAATCCAACACCACCAGAAAAACCCAAACCAAGATTACGTACACTGTCACCTGCTTGTTGAATAC